GCAACGCCGGCATTCGTGTTCCGGATGCCCTCGAGCGTCGGGTACGTCTCGCGGAGGAGGTCGTACAGGTAGGTGTAGATGTTTCGATCACCGACCATCTGGAGGAGTCCGTTGACCCCGGCGAACTTCGTCACGTCGTCGGCGGTGGGGCCGGTTGCAAGACGAGATCCGAACGGGATGATCAGATTGCCGTCGGCGGGATCGGTCACGCCATAAGCGGCGTTGGGATCCAGTGAAAACGTGATCGTCGGGGCCGCATACGACGAGTTGTCGATGGCCGTGATTTTGATCGCGGCCTGGGTGGCGTCGTCGTTCTCAATCACGGCCGCACCAGTGGCCAGGGCGGTGACGTAGTCGATCTCCATGTTTTTGCGCAAGTAGTGCGCGCCGAACTTCCACAGATCCGCGGCCGCGCTGCGCCGGGCGTCCCGTCCGTACAGCGTTGCTTTGTCGGTGGTGTCGTTGAACGAGCTGACACAAGCCAGTGCCTGATACGGCCCCAGGTACAGCATGCGCGCGAAGTTGAGTCGCATCTGCTCGTCCGCGGCCTTCATGTCCTCTGCGCGCGGCTTGGCCCATGCGTGCTTGTCGCCCTTCCGGGCGGCTCGCTCGACATGGCCGGTCCAGCGCAGTCGGGTGTAGATCGAACGCGAATGGAGCTTCGGCTGGAAATACGACCCCACGGTAGGATTCGGCAGGTCGTGCCCCTCAAGCAGCGCGATCCCTGCGCTCTGGGGGAGGGCGTCCATCACGGACCCGAGCGATTCGAGGCCACCCATGGTGCCCTTCTTCTTCGCGATCTTCTCGGCGACCTTGGTCTTCTTGTGGACGTGATCATCCCACTTGGGCAGGAATTCGGTCTTGAGCCGTCCCTGGAAAGAGAGTCTGCTTTGTCCTGCGATTCCGCTGGTATCCGTCAATGCCATGGTGTGTTCCTTTTCTTCTTTCTACCCAAACAGAGATTTCAAGGCTTCGTCGAAGGTGGAGGGTTTGGCTCGGGACGTCCCCTCGCCTCCGCTCCGGCCGCTCGTAGAGATGACCCCGTGGACATCCCCTCCGGTCGGTTTCGGCTTGGTGGTTGCAGATCTCTTCCTGAGGAATGGCTTGACCCTGGTCGCCACAGTCGCGGCGGCCTGTGCTGAGTCCAGCCCCTTGGCTACCGCGCTTTCAATGGCCTGCTCCTGGATGCTGGCGAGATGCTCACTGGAGACGTCATAGCCCTCCAGCTCGGCCGTGATCCGGCGAGACAAGTCTTCCGAGTAGGCGCGCATCTGCTTCTCGTGCTTCGTCTCCTCGAACATCTTTCGGACCTCGCCGAGCTCGGATCGCATCTGGACGTTCTCTTGCAGTGCGTCATACAAGGCGTGGTCCTTGTAGTCCGCCGGGTCGAAGCCGAGCTCCAGCATCTTCTGCCGCTTCTCGGTCTTCCCTTGCTGTGTCCTTTGCTGCTCGACGAACGGCCTCTGGGCGTTCCACTGCTCCCGGCCCAAGGCCACCTGCTCTCGCATGTGCTCCTGAAGGGCCTGCAACGTCGCACGCAGCGAGGCGTTCTCCTCTTCTTGCCGCTTCTTCTCGCCGACAAGTTGCCGGATGCGCTTATCCGCGCGCCCGGGAGCCTGTCGCTGCTCTGTCTCCTCTGGTTCTTGATCTGCCCCTACGTTCTGCCCTTCTTCGCCGACCTCTTCCTCTCCGTTGGTCCGGTTTGGTTGGTTGGTGGTTTCGGCTTCCTGCTCCTCCGCCTCGCCAACCTCGAAGACCTGATCGGCCTCCTGCCCTGCGCTTGGCTCGGGCCCTCCGCCGGCGTCCCGGTTGTAATCAGCCAGGCCCGTCGATGGTGAATTGGTTGTGCTTGCTGGAGGGAACAGACTCATTGTGAAACACTCCTACGCCTTGACGCGGTACGCTCGATGGAGACGGATCGGGGCCTGGATTGACGCACCAGTCTTGCGGGTTTTCCCCGAAACACGTGGAGAGTTTATCCCGAAGGGGTTTACCCGTCAACTGGCCCGGCCAGAGAGAAATTCGTCCTGGCTTGCCGGCTCTGCTTCTCCGACTGAATGGCCGCCGGCCATTGGCGACTCTGCTCCCATCGGGGCAGGGGGTGGGCCTGGTTTGGCGTTCATGGCGGCCGGGTCTTGCTGGCCAGCCACAAGGCCTTCTTTGGCCTCTAGGTTGCCCTCGTGGTTCTCGCAGTGATGATCGAAGGCCGCCTGGACCTCATGGGGCCACGCCAAGTAGATCGGGCTGTTGCGCACGACGTTGTGCTCCTCAAGATGTAGCTTGTCGTCGTGGAACTCGCGGACCTCGTTGATCCATTGGCCTCGACCGGCCGCCAGCTCGATGGCTTGTAGGTTTTCCATTCGTGCCAGCCTCCTGGATGTGCGGTCCGGATCCACCGTGCTTCTGTTGGCGTGATCGAGCTCGAGCATGCGACGCGCTTTCTTGGCCGCCGGGTTCTCGTCGTCGAATAGGCCGGCCGTGAACGCCTCCACGGTCTCCGCCCACCGCAAGGCCCTAGAGTTGGGCGCACCGGAGAAGGCCTCCGGGGCTAGGTCGGCGTACCAGTCGAAATCGTCGGCCTTGAAGATGAAGTATTCCCATCCGTCGTCTCCCATGGTCCTGATGGCCCGATCTTCGTGGTAGAACTGTTTGGCCAGCCACAGGCAGTGACGCAGGATAGACAGACAGGCGGATCGATGAAGGAGCATGTCCGGCTCACGGATGGTCTGCTCGTTCTCGCGAAGGAACGCGATTGCGCGGCCGGACTCCACCCCTTGCGGGACGTCGCCGCGGCTGATGTCGCTGTAGGAGCTGATCTCCTTCATGCGCGACACGAGCTCGGCGGCGGCCTCGAACATTGCGGATGGCATGTCCGGCACCTGCATCGGGGAGGGCTTCAGGCCTGGGGCGTGGTCGATCACGGACGGCAGATCGCCGAAGTCGTCGGCCACAACCATCGACCCGATAGGATTGAGGATCTTCGGGCTGTAGAGCGCCTTGATCCATTCCTTCTTCATGCTTTCGTGCGAGTTCAACGTACGCTGAAGCGGGATCAACGGCTCCACGACGCCATCGGCGTACAGCCCGGACGGGACGAGATTGTCGCCGAGGAACAGAACGGCCGGAATGCGGGCGGGCCTGTACGGGTTAGCCCCAATGGCCACGATCACATCATTCGACCACGCCAAGAACATCCCGTTGGGCCGCTCGGGTGAGGCGGGCTCCCAATACTCGTACAGGTGAGCCAGGCGGGATTCGTTGTCGTGCCTTTGCTCGACCGACATGGATTCAGCGCCGCCAACCATGTCCCTCTCTGCTTGGCCGACCTCTTTCCCTCCAACGTCGAACCGCCCTTTGGTCTTCTTGCCAGCGTAATCGACCGGGAACTTGGCCTCGAGTTCCGAGACCGGCCTCAGTTTCCTGTGGATCCAAAAACGCATCTCTGATCCACGCTTGGCCGTCGGGTCCGGAAGCGCGTCTATGGTGTCAACGAATTCGGTCCTGATTGAGCCCTCGAAATCTCGTGAGAAGATCTCGACCCCGAATTCGTCGGTTTCTCGTTCGTACTGGACCACGGTCTCACCGGTCTCTGGGTCGGTCTCATGCCGCTCGATGAACGACGGCTCCTCGAGAAGAGGCCTGCCCGCGTGGGGATCCCAGTAGCACTTCACCCATGCGCCGCCAACCGCGGCGGCCCACGTCAACGCCCGGATGATCTCCTCTTTGCTTACGATCTCGTCGTCAATGAAGGATGCCAACAGCTTCTCGGTTGCGTCGGCCTTGGCCATCGACCGCTGGTCTCCGCTGGATGCCGGAACCTGTGGGTTGGGGAATGTCTTGAGCCTGTTGGCGACGGCGGACCGGACAAACGTCCCGATGTAGTTGTGAACCTCGCGCTCCTCTCCTGAGGCGTCATCATCCACAACGAAAGCGCCGTCGCGAACGGCGTATTGCCAGCCGCGCATGAAGGCCAGGCGCTCCAGCCACAGATCGATCCGATCCCGAACCGCCATCTTGGCATCCTCACAGCGGGCCTTGGCCACAGCCAGGAGCTCGAGCGCCCTTTTCTCTGGGATCTTGGTCACGAGATCACCTGCCTAGGATCGACCACGCGGGGCCTATGCCGGCGCTCGGTTTCCTTCTCGGCCTCTTGCATGTGCCACGTCGCCTTCGACCGGTAGACGTCCGCCAGCTCTCCGCCGACGATCTGCGTCTCCTTGATGTGTGCGTGGAAGGACTCAATCGCAAGCACGTGGTAATGAGAAACCACGGCGGCGGTCACGGGCAGGCAGACAGCCAGGATCACCACCACGACCAAGAGTGAAGCCATGCTGGAAAACTCTATAGGCTTTCCCCTATACTGGCAAGCCAATGGCAGACAAGGCGAGCATCCAGTCGGTCCAGGCCAAACGCGACGAATGGCGTAGAGACCGTCGACGGTTCTTCGCCGACGTGTTGCGGGTGCGATCCAGGGATCCGGCCGCCACCAAGCTGGTCCCGCTCGTCCTGAACCCGGCCCAAGAGTCCCTACATCGGCTTGTCGAAATGATCGAAGCGTTCAACCTCGAGCGCACTTCGGCGAGGGCGAAGGAAGACCCCACTGTGCAGGTGTCTCACCTCCCGGTGGACGTCGTCGTGCTGAAGCCCAGAAAGGAGGGAATGTCCACATACATCGAGGCGTTAGCTTTTCACTTGTGCGAATTCTCCCCGCACACGAACGCCCTCTTGATGGCCCACAGGAAGGACGGGGCGCAGAACATCGGCAAGATCGCTCAGCGATTCGTGTTGGCCTGGCCCCAGGAATATGCCTTCCACAAGGTCCCGATGAAGAAATCGAGCGGGGATGGGCTGGAGTGGGCCATGGGCGACGCCGAGGACGAGCCTGCGTGGGACTCCAGAATGATCGTCACCGTGGGCAAAGACGAAGGCGTGGCTCGCGGGTACGACCTGGACTTCACCCACCTGTCGGAGGTGGCCCACTTCGCGAACGCGGACGCGATCAGCGCGGCGAAGAACGCCATGATGCCCGATCATTACTGCTTCGAGGAGTCCACCGCCAACGGACACGACGCCTCCTTCTACGCCTCCGTGCAGGGCTCGCTGTCATTCGAGGAGGTCTACAAGTGCTGGAAGGAGACCGGAAGGACGCCCGGAGACTGGAACGGCAAGTTCAGGTTCTTCTGGGCGTGGTGGCAAGATCCACACTACCGGTTGCCGGTATCGGAGGACGAAGCCGCGTGGATGAAGCAGAACCTTGACGACATCGAAACCGAGCTCGTGAGCCGATTCGGCCTGTCGATGGAGCAGCTCCGTTGGCGCCGCCACACCATCCAGACGAAGTGCTCTGAACAGGGCAAGATGTCTCCGGAGGACTTCTTCCGCCAGGAGTACCCGTCTGAGCCACAGGAGGCGTTCGTCGGGTCTGGTAACTCGATCTTCGCACCGGGGGCCCTAAAGGCGATGCGCATGGAGGCCGACAAGGCCAAGCCCGAGTGGTGTGGGTATCTGGTGGTAGATGACCGCAAGCACGTGCTCCAGATGCCTGCGCGCGCCAACCGGGAGGCGGCGGCCCAGACAGTGATATGGGAGAAGCCGAAGCCGGAGCGTAAGTACATCATCGGCGCCGACGTGGCCACCGGCAAGACAGACGCATCAGACGGGGATCTCTCTGTCGCCATCGTCTTCGACCGCACCGACGGGACGCGATTGATCGAGGTCGCCCGCTTCGCCGGCAAGCCGCACACCCGGGACTTCGGAGACATCATCCATTGGCTGCACAAGACATACGGAGACGCCTACGTGTGCTGCGAGGGTAACTACCCGGGCAATTCGACGTGCCAGCGCCTGGTTGAGCTCCACACCTCTCCGATGTATCACCGCAAAAATGAGGAGCGCGTGGACAATTCAGAGGACGACGGGTTCACACCCGGATTCAAGACCTACGCGCACACGAAGGCGTTGATCATCTCAATGTCTCAGCAACTGATCCAGGATCGCGGCCTTTCGCTGCGA